AAACGCACACAAATATTTGAGAAGTTCCAGACTCAGGAAGCCCCTCGGGTCATCATTATCCAACCGCAAGCGGCGGCCCACGGGGTCACTTTGACAGCGGCGGACACGGTGGTGTGGTGGGGGGCGGTGGCGTCCACCGAGACTTATATCCAGGCAAATGCCAGACCGCACCGAGCGGGCCAGAAGAACCCCGTGACCGTAGTCCACCTTTACTCAAGCCCCGCCGAGAAGCGTATTTTTTCTATCCTAAAGAACAACTTAAACTTTCACACATCGGTGGTGGATATGTTCAGTGAAATTGTGGCTTGACGCCTTTACAATTAGAGTAGTATACTTTGTAAACTAAAACAACGGAGGTAACAACGGTGAACGACACCAATAAGATAGTCCGCACTTACGTGAAAATACGGGATGCGCGGGCTGAACTTAAAAAGCAATTCGAAGAGAAGGACGCCGCGTTAAAAGAGCAGCTAGACGCGCTTCAGTCCGCCTTACTTAAGATATGCAACGACACCAATTCTAACGGACTAAAGACGGATTTTGGGACTGTGTCTCGTACTGTCAAGAAAACCTATTTCGTCGACGATTGGGCGCCTTTGTACGAATTCATAGAAAAGCATAAATGTTTTGACTTTTTACAAAAGCGCGTAAGCCAGAAAAACCTAGACGACTTCTTCGCGGATAACCCTGACATTGCACGACCTTCAGGAGTCCGTATTAATTCTGAGTATTCTATAACCGTAAGACGCAAGTGAGGAACTAATGAGCGAAATTACACTATTTAAAAACGGCAATATGGGCCTTCCAAGCCACTTCCAAGGCGTAAATTCAAATTTGGCCGAGGCCACTTTCGCTAATTCTGGAGGAGGGCGATCCCTTTCTATCCGTGGGGGCAAATGGCGGTTGATTGTCGACGGCAAAGAGGTGGGCAAGAAAAAAGGGGACACCATCCAATTTGTGATTGTGGGTATGTCTGAGCGTGTCGGGCGTACTTTATATGAAGGCGCGTATGAAGTAGGTAAGGAGGCGGCCCCTATCTGCTGGAGCTCCGACGGGCAAATCCCTAGTCCTGAGTCGGACAAAGTGCAAGCGAACAGCTGCGACGAGTGCCCTAGCAACATCAAGGGCTCTGGCCAAGGTGAAACTAAAGCCTGCCGCTACACACGGTATTTGGCGGTGGTACTGCCTAATGACCTGAGCGGAGACGTGTACAAACTGGCACTCCCCGCCACTTCTATTTTCGGTAACGCCGAAGGTAACAACATGCCTTTTGACGCGTACCGCCGCTTTTTAGCGGGGCATAAAGTCGCTTTAGACTGGGTGGTGACTGAGGCTAAGTTTGACGATAATAGCTCCACCCCTAAGCTGTTCTTCAACCCCGTTCGCCCTCTGGAAAAGGACGAGTTCGACGCGGCTCAAGAACAGGGGCGTAAGGAAGAGACCAAGAAGCTGGTGACCATGTCCTTTAAGGGATCTAAATCCGCGAAGCGCAGCGCGCCCACGCCTGACGAACCTCCTAAGAAAGCCGCCCCGGCGCCAGGGTTTGAGGCTTCGGGCGATGATGACGATGGCGATGGCGATGACGCATTCACAACCCGCGAGGCGGAAAAAGTAGTAGCTGAAGAAGTTGAAGCCCCACCGCCTGTCAAGAGGTCACCTAAGAAAAAGGCCCCCTCCGTGCCGGAATCGCCCAAGACTAAGCTCGATAGTATCTTAGACGATTGGGAAACCGATGAGGACTAAGGCAATAACGGCCAACACCCCTAACGGGCGGATGTCCCTCAGTATAGTGCTGAGTATAGGGCGTCTGCCCCACCGATCCCCCATTAAACAACTGGGACAGTTTATGCTGGACTCAGGTAAGTCGGTGGGGGATACGGCGGCTCTTTTAGGGATATCAAGAGCCTACTTATACAGGTTACTCAAAGACGAAGTAGCCTTATCAGAAAAATTGCGGGTTCGAATAAAAGAAGTACTGGGCGCGCCTAAGCAATAATTGGGGATAATGTATGCAAGCTGAACAGTTTCTGCTGGAGCTCTTACCCAGCGAAGGTAAGTTCGCTTTAGGGGTGCTGCTACCGCCTAGCGAAGGCGATAAAAAACAAAAACTGCATAATAGATTTCACACTACTGTAGACAGCCTGGTGGCGGACGCGCAGGCTGAGCAGGCTAAGGGTAGGGACGTTTATGTCACCCCCGCCACCTTTAAGGACGGGACTTCCCGTACGGCCAGTAACGCCCTGTTGGTGAAATCCTTTTTTCTGGATCTGGATGTAGGGCCTGAAAGCCACAAATACCCATCTAAGAAGTCCGCCGTGCTGGCGTTGACTGATTTTTTAGCCCGGTCTGAATTACCCGCGCCTTCCGTGGTGGACTCGGGCGGGGGGGTGCATGTGTACTGGGTGCTGGAAGAGGCGATTACTATAGCGCAATGGTTCCCTATCGCCGCCCGTTTGAAAAAAATCTGTAAGCAGTTTGAATTCAAAATCGACAGCGCAGTCACCGCAGACGCCGCCCGAATCATGCGTTTGGTGGGGTCAAAGAACATGAAGCGGGGCGGGGCCCCGGTCGTGGTCAAAACTTGGAACGGGCTTACTCCGTTAGAAACGTTTGAAGAAGCCGTAGGTAAACACATCGCGGCCCCCTCGTGGTTGGAGAACGCGGGGCAAAGTTGGATGAAGAACAGCGCCTTGGCGCAAGTGGCAAAACCCAACCCAGATTACGTATCCTATTTTAAGGGCATAGCTGTCAGGTCTATAAAAGGTACTGGGTGCGCGCAGTTGGCCAAGGCTATAATTGACCAAGCGGGGGTTTCGGAGCCTGTATGGCGAGCGGCCTTGTCTATCGCTTGGCATTGTGAGGATGCGGACACGGCGATACATAAAATAAGCAACAAGCACCCTGAGTATGACTACGATGCCACCATCGCCAAAGCCATGCGCACCGAGGCGGGGCCTTACAAGTGCGAGACCTTCGACGACCTGACCCCTGGCGTGTGCCCGCAATGTATTCACTGGGGGAAGATCACGAGCCCTATTCAATTGGGGTCGACCCTTAAAGCCACTCCGGCGACTAAAGAAGGTGCATACAAAATTGAAGAGCCCAGTGCGGAGTTGGCCCCCCCGCCGCAGTTTGTTATCCCGCAGTACCCGGCGCCTTATTTTAGGCCCGCTTCGGGGGGCGTCGCTTTGGCTATGGACACGGGGGAAGGAGCGCCTGAGAACTGGCTACTTACGGACATGGATGTATGGCCAGAGAAGTTAATCAGGGATGACCACACCAAAGACATGTTCATATGGATGCGCACGTACCACAGCAAACAGGGCCTGAACGACTTTGTTATACCCAACTGCGTCAGCCAACTATCAGACCTATCAAAGAAGCTTGAGCAAAAGGGTCTTATTTTCTCCGCGAAGGCCGCTAAACCTATGCAAGACTATATATTCCAATCGATCAGGGCGCTGAATAACAAAGAAGCCGCACTCGTAGCCCCTAACAAGTTCGGGTGGGACAGTACTTACACTTCTTTTATTATCGGGGATCGCAGGTATAAATTAAGTGGGGGTTTCGATTTCGCCCCGCCCTCCACATACACCGGCCCCCTTGTACCTTTCTTCACCCCTCAAGGGGATTTACCCACTTGGAAGAAGGCTATGGATTACTACTGCTCGTCGTCTAACTACACCATGTTTCCTCTATTGACCGCTGTACTGGCGGCCCCCGCGAGCCTACTTATGCCTTGGACAGGTAAAAATGGCGTGGTGGTCAGCATTTACGGGGAGTCGGGGGACGGTAAGACGACAGCGCAAAAGTTCGGGCTGTCTATGTTCGGGGATCCGCAGTACTTACTCTTGACCACGAAGGACACCCCCAAAAGCTGGACTGAGCGGATGGGTACCTCAGGGAATATGCCTATAGGTTTAGAAGAGATGACTTTGGCCACACCAGAAACCCTACGTAAAGTAACATACGATATTACTGAGGGCCGCTCAGGCAACCAAGCCAACCAATATGGCGGGGGCGAAAAGATATCAGGTCGTACTTGGTCCTTAATACTCACTATGTCCTCCAATGAGTCCATACGCACTAAGCTGTCGGCCGCCGCTCAAGGGGCTCTGCCTGAGGCCAATATCGCGCGGGTTATGGAGGTAGTGAGCTACAAAAACACCGGGATTACCAAAGAGCAAGGGGACTTTATAGAGAAAACCGCCCACGGACATTACGGTAGAGCCGGGGAGGTAATAATCCCCCACCTGCTTAAAAACAGCACACGGGTCGCTCAGCAAGTGGCGCAAAGGGCTACAGCATTTGCTGGGGCCGCCAAAGCATCGAGAGAGAGGTACCAGATAGCCGGTTATGCTGCGCTGTTAACCGCCGCTGACGTAATGAACGAGTTAGGCCTAGCAAAGATTGACGTAAAGGCTTATGAGGAGTATTTACGGGGGGCAGTATTGAGCGCCTCTGAGTCTTTAGATGCTTGCTTGCAAGACCAAAGTACTGTGTTCGCTGAGTACTTACGCACTTTTATGGCTCACTGCGCTATAGTTGATGTAGGTGCCCAGGGGGATCCTGTGGTTATCGACGCGGAGCGTTTGCGCCACCCAGTCAAGATGCGATACGAGCGCCACCACAACAAACTCTATGTACCGGCCAGCGACCTCCGAGAGTTCTGCGCATTAAAGGGCTTTGAGTATAAAGCGCTATTGCAGGGGCTCATGGCTGACGGGGCTCTGAAGACGACGAAGACGCAAAACAAAAGATTGTTAGCGGGGTATATGTCGCGGGGGCTGTCGCCCACCCTACGCTGCTTGGAACTGGAAATGGACTTGGATGCCTAAGTGGGCCACGAATAATTATGTATCCTTCCCTCCAAAGGAAGAGTACGAGTACACCCTAGGGGGGTTGGGGGTGAAAGTTCCTTGGAGGAAGCTTTCTTGTGGTATGTCGTTCGTCCTCCCCACGACGGCGTCCGCTGTTGAGGCGGCGCGGGCATTTAGTCCCGCCGCTTCCTTTTTTAAATATAAGCTCCGCATTGAAGAGATTATCTGGCAAGGTATGACCGCTTTGCGAGTTCACAGGATTGAATGATGAGTGATTATGTATTGAGGCGCAAAGATTCGGAGAGTTTATTCGACCAGGGCGCCTTGAACTCAATATACGGGGCTTCTGTACTTATGTATCCTACCCCCAAATATATGGTATCCCTACTCTCCGGATATGAAGCGGTCTACGACGGGGAAGTGGTTTGGCCGCCAAGTAAGCCCTCGGCTATATTGAGCACTGGGCTTTCCTGATTATAAAGTAGTTGAATTATCTGATGGAGAAGAAGATGAGACCGATGACCGCCAGCCCAATACCTGAGGATGTGAGTTTTCCCAAGCTAGTTAGCAAAAAACTTGATGGGGTAAGAGCCCTGATCAAAGAGGGAAAAGTGCTTAGCCGGACGCTCACACCTATACCCAACCACATCGTGCAGCAGTTGTTCGGGATTCCCGAACTTGAAGGGCTTGATGGAGAGCTGATTGTAGGGGATCCCTACGGTGAGGATGTATTTAACCGTACTATGTCGGGGGTGATGAGTCAAGAAGGCCAACCTGATGTTTACTTTTACGCTTTCGACTACCACAACATGCCTGGAGTGCCTTTTTATGAGCGAAACGCCGCCGTTGAATATGTCTGCGCGGGGCGGGTAGTATATTGCGCCCACGAGGAAGTGCGCACTAAAGAAGCGCTATCCGCCTTACACGAACAAGCCGTCGCCCAAGGTTACGAAGGGCTAATGCTGCGAGACCCGAACGGGCCTTACAAATTTGGCAAGTCCACAGTCAAGGAGCAGTACTTACTTAAAATGAAAAGTTTCCAAGACTCCGAAGCCCAAATAATTGACACTGAACCGCTTTTCGTCAATAATAACCCTATAGAGTTAAGCAGATTAGGCTTATCTAAAAGAGCTACCTGCCAATCCAATAAAGTAGCGACTAATATGGTCGGGGCTATTTGGGTGCAGGACATTTACTCAGGGGTTAAATTCAAGATAGGCTCAGGGTTTTCGCAGGAAGACCGGCTGGATCAAAATGAGTGGATCGGCAAAATTGTTAAATATAAATACCAGTGCCTAACCCCTAGAGGTAAACCAAGGCACGCCGTTTTTATCGGGTTTCGCGACCCGATTGATATAAGGGGGGATTATGAGTAACACCTATTACTTCAAGCACGAAGCAGTCGACCGCGCCTTCCAAGCCCTAGAAACTTTTAATATGTTTGTTTTAGACCACCCCCTCGTGCGCTCCACGCCAATGTACAGGCACCAAGCGGAGGTTATTAGTGAAAAAATGAATGCGTTATATCAGGGGTTGAGCGCCGGGGAGGGAGATAACACCCTTACTGACAAAAGCGTCATAAGTAAGACAGGGAGCGACTGGGGGGTGACCTCCGCGGGCCGGCCCAAAACATTTCAGCCAAATGCTTTTGAGCGATATATTGAAAAGGTAGGTCTGGCTCCCGGCGAAACCGTTTTTATAGAGGGGGAGACCAGCCAAGGGTTGTTCTTTAAACGCATTTATATGAAGTACTGGAGGGCAAAAGGGGTAAAACTTAAGGCTAAGACCGTCTCAGGCGGTATGTGGATTAGTTGCACTGTATAGAGGATTTATGGACACCAAACACCAACCCGTTTTAACCAAACGCATGCAAGAAGTAGTTAACATGGCCGTTCAAGGCAAAACAAACCAGGAGATCGCCAATAGTTTAGGGCTGTCCCCTGAGACGATAAAGACTCATATTCGAACTATATTACTAAGGACCCGTTTGCGCAGCCGAGCGGAATTTTGGAAACTATCCTCCGCCTCGTTCATGGAAGCGCAGCTCGGAACCAAAATATTAGTGTTAGGTCACGGCTCCCACGGTAAAGATACGGTGGGCGAGATCATTCGGGGGCTTACAGGTTTTTCTTTCGCCTCATCTAGCTGGGCCGCGTTGGAGGCTATATACCCCGCGCTGTCTTATGTATTGGGTGAGGCGGATAAAAACGTACTGTATGCCCAAAGATCTGAACACAGGGAGCTTTGGAGATTGTTAATCAGCCTGTACAACACCCCGGACAAATCCGCGCTGACCCGCCGGATATTAAGCCAGAATGACGTGTACATTGGTATGAGGTCCGCCGATGAATACGAGGCCAGCAAACACTTGTTTACCCATATATTTTGGGTGGACGCTTCGAGTAGGCAAGGTTGCGAAGACAGCATGCAGATTATGTATAACCCCGCCACAATGCACCTTATTGATAATAACGGTTCGGAAAAAGCGTTGTGGAGCGAAGTAAAGCGCGCGCTGGTCGCCACCATACCTGAGGCTATAAAAGAGCCTGAAGCGCGAGCCCAGAGCGCCACGCCCCCCTCTAATACAAACAAGGCGGGGCCATGGGACCAACTGAAACTGTTTTGACCCCGGAGCAGCAGCGCATAGTGCTGCAAGCTCTACAAGAAATCCACAGCTTAGGGCATCCTTGGTCAAGGGAACGCGCCGAAAAAGCTTTAACCGATATAGGAGTTTCAATTGATAAACCGACTAGCAATAACCCTTTTCTCTAAACTGATGCGTAACAAACACTTTTACGATTTTGTAGTGCGCACGGCCCAGAAAAAACCTTATTTTGACATCAATGACTACATGGAGCGCTACTGGGTTACACCGAAATGCCTGCTGACGGTGGACGAGTACGGAAATGCTTACCCTAGGAAATGGGTACCGATGTTCTTGCGCTGCAGGCTGCACATTACTAAAAGGGCCGACGCTTCTAGGCACCTGCACGACCACCCCGCGGACAACGCCAGTATTATCCTATCCGGTTGGTATTATGAGCAGGATATCCTCGGGGAGCTCATTCTTCGAACCCGTGGAGATGTTGTTTTCCGCCGAGCGGAGTGCTTCCACCGCTTAAGCAATGTAAGTGAGGAGGGTTGCGTATCCTTGTTTTTTATGGGTCACCGCTGCAACCATTGGGGGTTTTTAGTCGACGGCAAGAAAGTCCGTTGGGAAGCATACAACAACGAAGCTTAAGGAGTTTTAAAGATCGGTTGCTCGAAGCAGGTGGCCTAAAAAATTCAATAATTAGGGCTCGATTTGGTGTCGATAATCAAAAATACATTGAGGGAGCCAAATGAAATCACTTAGTAAAGCACAATACAAAGTTTTTGAGTTAGCTGCGCAGGGGGTTATCTAACAAGCAGATTGCGAAAACTTTGTCAAGGAGTGAGCACACTATAAAAACACACATCAAAGAAATTTTTAATCAGACTGGGATACGGTGGAGAGGGGCGCTTTGGATGTACTTGCCAGTCGAGCAGCGTATTGGCTTAGGCGACGACCGGGGAGCAAGAGCGATTATGCCAGTTAAAAAAGCCCGAAATAAAATAGAAAAGGGTTTTAATAAAAACGGGGGTACGGAATGAATAAAAATAGATTGCGAGTGGGTGTTGGCCCTTTGACAAACACTATTTACGCAGGACAAATCAAAGGTGGTTTGTGGTCTGGAGAAAAGCACGATGTAACAATTGATTGTCTTGTGGCAGTTTCTCAGCATGTCTTGCGGTTTGGAAAACCAGTTGTAATCACAAAAGAAGACGGCACACCAGAATTTGAAATAACAGTAAAAAAATTGGAGGTTTAGGAATGAAATGTGAAGGATGGGCAGATGTGCCGTCTAATTTCTACCATACACATTACTGCGAGATTGACTTCGAGGTGCAAGAATGACTGACCACGCCGACAAAAATTATCTACGAACCAAAAATGATTTTTTGCTCTACGCGATTTCGTGCGGATTGTGTTTAATCATGGTTTTGCTTTGGTGGTTTTTATGAGCGTCGCATACTACAACGAGAATGACCCAAAAGCCGCAGCGGCTTTTATTGAGGCGGCACTATGAAAACCCAAAAAACACTAACTTCGCGAGAGCAAGAAGTAGCCAGACTCACATCGCTGGGTAGCACATCACATGCTCTTACTGTGAAACTAGGTATCAGTTTGCAGCGTGTTTGTGCGATAAAGCGCTCCATCACTAAAAAAACTGGCTTGATGCCGTGCAGTTTTTGGATGCTTTTTGATACTGAAAAATTGAAGGAAGGGACAAAGAATGACTGAACAAGAAGCACAAAAGGCGGCTTTTAAAAAATGGGAAAGAGAACTAAATCTTGAACTTAGGGCAGAAAACTTTGAAGACCATCGGCGCGGGTGGTCTGATGCGATTGAGTGGACAAAAAGGGAGTCCAAATAATGACCACAATCCTTACTCACACAATCGCCGCACTATCTGGCATTTGCTTTGGTATGTGGGTCACTTACTGGATTTTTTACGCAACCACAAAACAAAACAAAAAACAACCCCCAATCATGGGATTTAAAAAATAAACAATTGCCACATACTTGAATCATCGAAACAAAGGGCAAACAAAATGAGACAAGAAACATACGAAGAAAAGTTCAATTTTTACAAATGGTCAAGAACAGCTTCTGAAAAATTAGCAGAAGAAGCGTTAAAAATCGCAGAAAAAGAGAACCTGGACGAAGCCGACAAAATCAACATGGAGCGACTGATTGAATACGCGTGCAGACACGAAGCGCAAGGGGACATTTTAAAGCTTGAAATGGCTCAGATGTGCAGAGAGGCTGGGTTCAAAGACGCACAAATTTTAATTTCTGAGATACAAAGGAAGGGTTAAATTTGATGGAAACTTTAACTAAATCACAGGAACAAAAGATCAGAAATTTTATAAGATCGCGAGTTCAGACAGATGAAGATTGTGAAGATATTTTACAGATTACGCTATTTGAATCCTATTTATGCTCAGAAAAATTCAAAGGAGAAAGTGAATACTCAACATGGCTTTGTGGAATTGGCAAAAACTTATGCAAAAATTTACACCGAAAAATAAAAAATTTTGATTTTGTCGAATTTAACGAAGCTTTAATTTTAGAAAATCAAGAAGATGTGTTTGATACAGTTTCAAAAAAAATTTTTTTTGACGCTATAAAACAATGCATAAAACATTTACCCAAAAATTATCAGCGTGTTTTTTGCATGTCAGCAATCGAAGAAAAAACATATAGTGAAATTGCTAACGAGCTTGATATCCCTATTGGAACAGTTAGATCAAGAATAAACCGATCAAGGCAAAAAATTCAGAAGCGGCTAAACCAAATGGGCCACCATCACTTAATTCTGAGTTGATCGCAGAATCGTGAAACCGCTTACGGAAACGATCAAAACGAGGGCAAGAGGCTCTACCCGGCGGCAAACCTCTTTATTTAGCGAGAGGGACCCGAGTAGCCCCTTATTAACTTCGGGCCGCCGCTTTGGCGGCTCTGATCTGGCCGATCAACTCCTTCTTCACCACCTTGATATTGTCTAGGTACCGTTGGCGGTCGGCGTCGGGCATCTTGCTTACATCCCTGTAAAACTGCTCCAGTTGGCGGAGCTTGCCCAACTCTCTGGTTTTGTGGTCGACCCATCCGTACATCTGGTACAGGGATGCTCGGTTCCGTTTGGATATGTACTCCCCGGCTTTCTTGGTGTCCGTCTTTAGTAAAGAGTCATACGTGCGCTTGACTTCCCTCACCTCTTCCCGGAACTGGTAAAACTCGCCTATTAACTTCGAGCCGTTGGGGTCGTAAGTGAAGTCCTTCGCGTACCACGTTCTGTATATTGGGCGGTCAATCCGGTCGGTCATCAGCCCATCGTACATCTGCAGGGTGATGTTCCCAGCGATACCAAAAGTGCTGCCTATGAAAGCGTCGATCCTCAAGGGTGACAAGTTCAAAGTTTCCCCTAACGCGATGGCTAGTCCAGACGTAGCCCCTGATTTCTGCATAAACGGAGCCATTTCCCGCATGGAAGAAGGTACAATTTCCCGCCCTGTCATAATGGAGTAGTTGGTCATCTGCTCAAGTATTGGTTTAACCAACTGAGGGGTGGCATTAGGCATGGAGTACGCCGCCGCCCCTGACTTAACCACGTCGACCAAGGCCTCAAGGATCGCCTGCTCCTCTGGAGTACCGTAACGCTTAGTGTAGCGTACTACCCGCTCAGGTATTACTTTGAACACGAAGCCAAGTTCAGCAGGCATGGGGATGCGAATTCCGCCTGGCAGAATCCAACTGCGATCTTTTACGTAGTCTTCCGTGTTTTCGTACTCCTCATTGTCGGACATGAGTAATGCGTAGGCCATACCGATGGCGGTAGCCGTCATCATCCGGTTAAAAAACACCTTTCTAGCTTTAGCCTGCTCTAAGGCGCTAGGTGCGTCCCGCCCAATAGCGGAACGGTAAATGTTATCCAGCCCTTGTACTGTCGCATTAAAGAAGGGTACCATATCGATCATGGCGGCCACCACCTGGGACGACCCTTTGCGCCGGAAGTTGATCAACTCGCGAGCGGCCTCCGCGGCCCGCCCCGTATTACCATACTCTTTCTGTAGCTGCTCATATACTGCAGCTCTCGCCGCCAAATCGGAAGACAGCGCGACTTTTTCTAGGGCCCTCACGACCTGCTTCCAAGTAGGTAGCTTCTCCACCCCCGCCCTAATGCGCGCCTCCCGTGCAGGATCGGTCACGTTGTAGTCAACCGCACCAGTAATACCCATACGGCGCATTTCCCTGATTAACGGGTGGTCCTTACCTACCAGCTCCGCGTACAAAAACGCAGGAAAATTCTTTAAGGTGGCGGCCATAACCTTGAACGGAGCGTCGGTGCCTGAAAATATCGCCGCCCGAACGGAGTCCTGCACTACTTGATTTAGCCCAAACGTAGGCATAGTGGTTACGGCCGCTCTCAACAACCTGGTAGGGCCCCGGAACATAGCCGAAAACCCCCGAGAAGTCATAGGAGAAGAAGCGAAGGCTTCCATTTCTAAAGGGCTGGATACATCATATAGCCTGTCTTCACCGTTTTCTCGAACCTTCACCACGTATCCTGTCTGAGACTCTTTTTCACTAGGTATGGCTTGGGCGTTGCCGCTGTACACCATGTCCTTAATCTGGATAGTTGCTGCTTTATTTCGCATGGTCTGGCTGATCATCCATCCGATCATGTTGAAATAATTGTCAAATACGTTGTCGATTTCAAGTTCTGCCGAACCCTTCAGGCGTTTCAACTTAGTAAGATGCGATAACCCTTTAGATACCGCCGCCCGTACTTGGTCCTCTTGCCCCACACGATTAAACGGTATGTAGTCGAGCGCGGCGGCCCAGTCCTGCCCTTGCTCATAAGTAAGCACTCCGGCGTCTACTGCGTTATCGATCACGTTCTGCCTTGTGGCGTTCAGGGCGTCGGATATATCCTGCATCTCTGGGTAGTTATTGAACAGCTCATCTGATTTCGCTATCAGTTCATCCACATTATCAGGCAGTTCCACCTTGCGCTCCTCCAGCTTCTGGCGCTCTTTAGGCTTTTTGCTGGCCTGAATCGCCTTATCCAAGGCCTCGTTCCTGTCCTGTATGCTTTTCATACGCCGTCCAATCAGCGCTGTGTGGGCTAGCAGCTCCATCTGCGCCGCTGTGGCGTCATAGGTCGCCGCCATTTGGTTAAATATCTCATACACTTGTTCAGGGTTGGTTTCTAGCGTCTTGGCTACATACAGACGTTGGGCTTCGTCAAACTCCATACCGCCCTCACGTTGCACGGCTTCCACCATACGAGGGGCGTCTTCGGCCTGCCTGATCAACCCCATGGGGTTGCGCTCACCAAACATGTTGGTTTGGTTGGCTTCGGTGTATATATTTGCGTTTCGCTTAGCCAGTATATCGTACTTATCGATAAACTCGCTGCGGAAGGTGTTACCCAGCCCCTGGGACATTATCCGCTCGACGTTTTCCCGCACCGCGCTCTTTGGCTCTTTGCGTATAGCCTCGGTCCGCCCAGTAAGGGCCTCGATATCCTGTAGATCTTGAGCGGTTTGAGCTTTATCACGTTTGAGAAGCTCGCCCCCACGAGGGGCGGGGGCTTTGGTTTGGGCTGCCCCCTTACCAGTCATTACATAAGCGGCGCTGTCTTGTAAAATGGAGTACAGTTCGTTGTCTGTTAACCCCACGTCTATACCAATAGACCGCAAAAACTTATTCACCGCTTGCCTCAAGGTATTGAACAGGCCACGGGCCGGGGCGGGTAACTTGTCATCCACCGCCCTTTCGGATATTTCGGCTATGGCCTCTTCGACGTTCCTCTCGCTAGCAGGACGTTGACCTAATTGCTTTTGAACTTCACTGTTTTTAGCCGCTTGACGCATAACTTGAGCGTACTGCTCCCCAAGTACAGCGCGTAACCCATAATGCCCCACGATCTCATGCATGAGTGTGAGGGCTACGTCTCGGGCGTCTTCGTTGTTCTCAGGTATGACATATACTTTGTTGTCTTTCAGATTGTAGAACCCTTTAGCCCCCATGGCGTTTTCTTTGGCCATCTGCTTAACCACTGCGGGTGGGATATCCGCTTGAGTTTTCGCCACAATAATTTCAGGCGCCGCCTTGGCCTGTCTCCACGAATCCGCTATTTTTTCAGCTATCTTCGGCTCTATACCCACCTTGGCAGGGGCGTCTCCCGTGCGGTAAAGAAACGCATCTGGATCTTCCTCGTCAGGGGTCATTTTTCGCTTAACCCTTTGCCCCTCCCCTAGTGAGCGTGGGTCGTCCTCTTTTCGTATAACAGATAGTCGAGGGTATCCGCCGCGGCCTCCCACGCTTCGTGGGGTAAATCCATCACCCACGGGTTTTTGAGGGGTTCCTGACTCCCCGACAGTACGTTGAACATCTCCTGAACCGCTTCCAGGCTCACTGGTTCCCCGTTCACGCTGATCCTCAAATTGATCAACCGTTGTATCTGCATTTGTTACTCCTTGTGTGAGAGCGTCGAATATAGTCTCCCTGTATGGTGTCCCTTTAGGAAGTATGTCAATACCCATCTTTTTAATTTCTTTGGGGGTCTTACCGACCAAAGCCTGTTCGTACTTGGCGCGGTTAGCTCCGCCAAACATGCGGGCCATTCTCCCTCTAGCTTGCGCTTGGGGCACAAGCGCGAAATCCTGCTCCACCGCCTTGACTACATCAGCGAGTTCCACCGTGTCATCCGCTTGTAGCTGCTCCCTACCTTTAGGTAATAGCTCTTGTACGATCTCGAAACCTTTCTTGGGGGTCTTGCCCGGCTCCTCCAGTTTGAGCGACATTTGCCTGCGGTCCTGCTTAGGGCGGCGAAGTACAGGCTCCGGGATGTCCTCTTCCGCTATTTCAGGCTCAGGCTCAGGCCGAACAATAGGGCTGTCGTCTAAACGCATCTCCATCTGCTGGGGTTCAGTTTCACTAAACGCGCTGCGGCGAGCTAAGCGGTCCTCTTTTTCAGCCAAGGCCCTCGCTTGTTCCGAGATGCGCATGTCTCTTTCTTGTAAGGCTTTTTTCGCGTCTTTGTAGATAGGGTCGGTGAACGCCACCATCGAAGTCCCCGCTTCTACAGTCTTCACGATCGACTCTAAGGCTTCGTACCCACTGGACTCCACATTCTTAAAGGCCTCTTCCAGCTCCTCTCGGCGTTTAGCTCTATCCTGCTTTTCTAGTTTCTCGGCGGCCTGCGCCCTATCACGCCGCGCTGCGGCCTCACCCAATTGGGCTTGTTTTTCTTCCTGCGCCAGCAGCGCTTCGCCTTCCCGTACAGCTTTGCGTTGGGCTTTTTCAGCGGCTTGGGCTTGTTTTTCTTCCTGGGCTTGTTGTTTAGCTATCGCTTGGTCTAAGCGGGCTTTTTCCATCTCCGCTTTTTCCTGCTCCCGCGCTTGTATGTACTGCTCCTGCATTGGAGTCAGCTTAGGAGCTGTAGAGGGCTCTTCGCTAACGCCACTTTTGCCGCTCACCGCTCCTAGCCCCGCACCTGCAATACCCCCACCAATAGCTTCCGCTGCGGCGGCTGCCCCCGTGCCCCGAAATGTTTCAATTGTAGGGTCTATTTCTTGCAGCGCAAGGTTTCCGGGTACTGTGGTGGTCACGCCTTCGGCTATACCTTGAGCCACCTCGCCCGCGCCAGTGCCTAACAGGCTGCCCACTCCTTTTTGGCCGCCTAGTATCTTTTCTACGTTACCTAAATAACTGGTGGCGCCTGTGGTGACCCCTGTTATCGCCCCCGCTTTACGCGCTTGGGCCAGCGCTATTTTTTCCGCTTCAGGCCCAGTCACACCCTGTTTAGCCAGCAGCTCCAAGGATTCTCGGTAGGTTTCTTCGAACGCCCCGCCTGCTTCTACCCCCGCACCGAACACTCGGGCTGCGCGGGTGCCTGCTTTATTTAGGGCTTGCTCCGTAGCCTCTTTACCTGCCAATCGGGCGGCGCCTGCTACGGCCCCCCGCGCGACAGTACCCGCCCCAAAAGACCCTATCAGACTAGGTACAAGCTCAGCTAACAGATAGGATAGCAGTGCAGGATCGGTAACAGTACCTTTAGCGTAAGTGATGAACTCATCGATAACCCCGTTTTTAGCCGCTTCCTGCGCTAAGGACTCCAGCTGGGCTTTTTTGGCTCGCAAGGCGGGGGACATCATTTTCTCTGCTTGTGCGCGTATGCCGCGGCCTAGATTAGTAGATATGTTATTTACATCTCCTGTAACCGCTCCAAGGACTTGGCCTGGAAGCGCAACCAAACTACCAATACCAGATACAACCCCCGCCCCTACATCAGTAGCCGCCTCAGTCCAGGATCTCTCGGGGGGCGACGTAAAGTCCTCGTTGGGCGCCTGCGCCTGAATAGCGGCGATGACCTGCTCGCGGGTGGCTCCCGCAGGGCCCCGTATGATGTATGTTTTCCCGTTGGGGGCTTTAATTGAGTATGTAGGCACTTAATCCTCACTAAGAATCTGATACGGGCCCCATACACCTGCCCCCAAGTTTGGTGCAGGTGAGCTTAGAGGACCCCCCATGATACCCTGCTGTTGGGCTCTTTGCGCGGTCATAGCATCTAGTAAGGCCATGTTGCCCGCTTCTTGCATGACTTGCGCCTCCGTCGGGTTTAGCACTCCCTTATCCTGCAAAGCTACCATAGCTAGCGGGATTTTCTGCTCCACGTCGTTAGGGGTTACTTTTAACCCGGAGGCCCCTCCTCGCGCCTCCGCACGATATTTATCCGCCATAGCCTTCTGAGTGTCTATTTGCGCCTTCTTTAAAGCTGTGTCCGCCACATTACTTTGTGCGCGGATATCAAGCTCCCTGTCTTTACGGACTTCCTCTCGTTGACCGACGCCTATGTCATACTTTAATTTTTCTTTATCAAAAGGCACCCCATCAGCTTTGGCTTTAACCTCCATGGCTTGTAGGCCCAACTCAAACGCTTGTTGTTTAGCCCTATCCCGCTTGTCTTTGTTTGACTCCAGTTCTTTCTGAAGCAAGGCGGCCCCTGCGGCTCCTGAGCGAGCTACGGATTCCCCCAATAACAGCTGCATGCCTATCTGGCCGATCGCTTTATACACCGCCTGTTTGTTATCGGTTGTCACATCGGTCGCAAAATCCGCCTGCCTGTCTTTTAGCAGCTGCTCCATTTCTTTGTATTGCTTGAGTAGGGTCGTCGCCTGTATATCCGCGGCCTGTAAAAGTTTTTCGGCGCTGGGCGCGCCGCCCCCTGGTTGAGCCCTCCCATTTGCGGGGGTTGAAGAAACAGAATTAGCTGCGGTGCGCAGGGAGTTAATCCCTGTAGGCGTCGAAGGGAGAGGTAGGGGAGAGGGTAATGCAGGAGTGTTAGTCAGGGATTGAATACCCGCGGGAGCACTCCTACCCTCTTGCAGCCCCTGCCTGGTAATATCCGCAACCTCGTCCGCAATCTCGTCCGCCTGACGGCGGGCTCTA